AGAAGGAATGACTGAACCTAAAAAATCAACATCTAATACTATTAAAATGAAAACTATCCAACCTTTAAAAGAAGCAATTACTAAAGAAATTGAAAATATTTTATTAGAAAAAAAAGATGATAATGATGATGATGTTAAAGATGAAAAATCAGCTTCTAAAGGTGCAAAAGGAAAAGAAAAAGCACTTAAAGCTTTAGATAAAGAAATTGAAAAACTTAAGGCAGAAAAAGATAAAAACAAAGATAAATTATCAGCTCCCTTAAAAAGATATAAAGATGGTAAATTAACAGCTGATGAATATAGAAAATTATCAGATGCTACTGTAAAAAGAAATAAAGAAATTATTAAAAGATTAGGTGAAATTGAAAAAGAAAAAGAAGCTATATCTTTAAGTGAAAAATTAGGCAGAAGAGAAGTAGCTAAAACAATGATGGAAAAAGATACTCATATGACTATCTTAGAAATTATTAAAGAATATGGTATTTCATTAAGAGAAGGTTCAGAAGGTGTAAAAGCTTATTATGAAATAGCAAAAACAGCCTACCAAGAAGGATTTATGGAAGGTTTACAGAAAAACTAATAAAACGTTATGAAAGAATATTTTAAAAGATTATGGTGTGCTATTTGGGCATCAACAGAAATTGATGAAAAAGCAGCAGCAGCATTAAAAGAAGCAAAAGCTAGAATCGCTGAAATGAAAAAAGAACTAGTAGATGTTAAAAATGCAGCTAAAAATGTTGTAGCACAATCAAAAGACGTTGTAGAAGCAGCTAAAGGGAAAAAAAGAAGAGGAAAAAAACCTTATAAGAAAAATAAAACCAAAACTAATAATAAATCAACTAAAAAAAAGTAAAATGACTTTAAAAGAACTACAATCAATGATTAAAGAAGAGTTCGACGCTTACATGGGTGAAGCAGAAGACGATGTAGATGTATCAGTTAGTGATAACGATGTAGATGCAGAAATGGGCGACATGGAAGATGAAACAGAAGAAGATGTTCTTCGTAAAATTTTCGACATGTTAAAATCACATTTCGAAGGAGATGAAGAGGGTGAAGATATGGACGATATGGAGGATGTTGAAGGTGAAGAAGCCCCAGATTCAGATTTAGATGAAGCAGCTGCACAAGGATTTGGAGATCCAGGAAATAAAAGTACATCAGGTAAAGATGCAGGATATACTCCAGCTAAAACTACTAAAGGTGATGGAAAATTACACGAAAGTGTAAAAAGATTTCAAAAGTTAGCTAATATTATTAAATAATATTATATGACTCTCGATGAGTTATTATTAGAATGGTCGTATAGGTCAGAAAGGGGATATCCAACTTTGGATAACCCTTCTGATGTCTCTATTTTAAAAGAAATACTTACAAAGCTTAATTTAAATGAAGAAGATGTAAGTAGTATAATTGATGAATTAGAAGATGAACCAGGAGGTGATGATCTTACTAATCCTGGTACTGATGGGATGGAAGATTCTGATGTTGAGAATGAAAAAGAAAAACAAGTTCAATCTAAACCTAAATCAGAACCAAAAATAGAACCAGAACCAGAATCTGAAGAAGAACCACAAAACACACAAACAGGATCAGAATCATATGATAGTGTTATAAGACGTCATTTAGGTTTAAATGAAGATCAACCTATTCCTAAATCTAAAAATAGTTATCCTTTTCCAGGTGCTGGAGGTGCTACTTTTGATATTCAAGTTAAATCTGACGATATGAAATATTGGAAAGATTTTTGGGAATTAACACCACCAAAAGAAGGTAAAACAGAAGGAGGAACAAAAGGTGTAGGAAATGGAGAAATATCTTTATATTGGTTATATCACCACTCAAATTCAAATATAAATGTAAACGATACTAGAGGAGCAGATAATCCTGATTTAAAATTTAATGGTGTAGGAGTAGAAGTAAAAGCTTATGATAAACATCAAGGAAAACACGGTTTAGGTCGTTTTGGTCAAGATGTAGAACAATTAAAAATGTTAGGTGTAATTTTTGGTATTAATGCCTTAGCAAAACAATTTCAACCTAAACCTGAAGGTAAAAAAAGAGCACCTAAAGATGTAAATCCTTTAACATGGGATGGAAATAATTTAACATCTGCTATGAATGAGGTTATACAATTTAAAACTGTAGATATAGATCAATTAGCTGAAATATATGATATATTTGCACAAATAAAATCAAATTTAGATTTTTTAGATAAAAGATTAGGTGATTATACAACAGCATCAGAAGGGGCTAGAAAAATGGCTTTAGAATTTATAAAACCTAAAGTAGCTAGAAAACCCGGAGATGGTGGATTTTTAACTAATGTATTAATTAATGGTGATTGTAGATTTTGGCAAATTGATTATGATAAAGTTTTAGATAACAAAGATGCATTAAACCATATTAAAGCATCTCAAGGAGCTATGCAAGTTAATTTTGAAGAACTTTTTGGCAAATAAAGCTTGGTTTATACCAAAATAAGTACTATCCTACTACTGTAGGGGTTTTTAGGTCGAAACGGCGGACCGCAACACCAAACACATGACACAGTACAACCCGAAAAACATAGAAGAAACACTGAAACGGATGGAAAAAGCCGATGAATTAAAAGGTATACACCGCTCTGGTACTAATATAATGTCGTTTTTTGATGATAACGATAAAGAACACGAATTACAAAAACAACAATCAGCAGCAGAAGTAAAAAAAGATGAATATCTTAAAAGTGTTGAATTACTTAAAAAACTTATACAAGAAAAAGGAACCAAATCAGATTTAACTCGTATACTAGCAGTAGGTCTTTTAATAGAAACAACAGACTTTCTTAATATACCTCCAGATCGTAAAAAAATGTTAAAAGAAAATATGGAATGGTGTAATAAACAATATGAAAAATACTTGGATCCCCAAGAATAATTTACTATAGTTAAATAAATAATAAAAAATAGTTATGAAATACGCAAGACAAACACAAGATGCCTTAGATAGATTAGATCAATCTTTAAGAAGATTACACACAATGGTTAAAAGAGGTGAAAACACAGAAGCTCTTCGTTTTATGGAAGAAGGAGATTTGAAAGAAAGATATGATGAATTACAAACTTTAATCAAATTAAATTCTACAAATGATTTAGGAGCAAGTGGTGTTCAAGGATTAGGAAATATATAATATGTTATCAGCAGAAAAAATCCAAGCAAATTGGGATCGTTATATAAGTGTAATAGGGACCTGTTTTTCAAAAGAAAGAACAGACATACTATTACCATTTTTAGACAAATATAAAGAAAGAATGATGATGATGCCTGCTTCAAGTAAGAATTGGCACCATTCAGCATTTGCAGGTGGTTATACTGACCATGTTTTGCGTGTGTATGATTGTGCTAATTCGTTGTATAAAACGTGGAAATCAATGGGTGGTGATATATCTACATATACTGTTGAAGAAATGCATTTCGCAGCATTATTCCATGATTTAGGCAAGATGGGTCAACAAGAAGGCGAGTACTACCAACCAAATGATTCACAATGGCATATGGATAAATTAGGCCAAATGTATAAATTTAATACTGATATCCCAGCTATGAAAGTACCTGAACGTTCATTATTTATATTACAGGAAATTGGTTGTAAAGTAACTCAAAATGAGTTTATTACAATTAAAATTCATGATGGTTTATATGATGAGTCAAATAAGTTTTATTTTATGTCTGGTCAAAAAGAAACTAGATTAAGAACACATTTACCATTATTAATGCACCAAGCAGACCATATGGCAGCTCAAATTGAATTTGAATTATGGAATAACCAATCAAATAGTGTCCCTAAATCAAAACCAGCAAATGCTACTAAAGGAGATAAAACATTAAGAGCAGCTAAAAAAGTAAACACAGAAAATAACCCAAAATTAGCATCAGCAACATTAGATGTTATAGATTCGTTTTTTAAAGATTAAACATGATAACACTTAGTATAATATTAACAGTAGTAATAACCGCTTCTTTTTTTGTTATTAGAAATTTAATAACTAAAAATGAACAATTAGAAGATTTTATTTCAAAACAAAGTGAAGCTATAAATGCTTGTGATATAAGATTAAAACAATTGGATGATAAGAATGTATTTTATGCTGATGATGAAATAGGTTTTTTCTTTAAAGAAGTACAAAAAATACAAGAAGCTTTAAACGAGTTTACACTCAAATAAAATAATTAGTAAAAACCACATGTTAGATAAAACCAAGTATGCCCCTACCCCTCCTCCAGAACCAGTGATTACTGGTTCTCTTGAACCACAAAAGAAAAAAAGAGGTAGAAAAAGAACCAAAAAACAATATTTTACACCAGATACAGATGCAGCTATAAAAGAATATTTAGCATCTTCAAATCAAGAAGAAAGAGACAATATATTTGCAACACGAATACATTATCCTTTTTATAAATTAGCAGAAAATTTAATTCACACATTTAAATTCTATTATACAGAAGTAGATGATTTAGAAGATTTAAAACATGAAGTAATTTGTTTTCTTTTAGAAAAATTAGATTATTTTAAACCTGATAGAGGTTCAAAAGCCTTTAGTTATTTTTCAATTGTAGGAAAAAATTACCTTATTTTATATAATAATAACAATTATAAAAAGAAAAAACAAAAAGCAGACCCCTCAGCAGTAGATGATGATCCTATTACTCAATATTCTCATGATAGAGAAGAAACAAAAAGAGAAGTAAAAGATTTTATAGATCAATTTGTGGAATATTGGGAAAAACATTTATTTACTACTTTTAAAAAACCAGCAGACCAAAGAGTAGCAGATGCAATAATTACACTTTTTAAACGGAGAGAAAATTTAGAAATATTTAATAAAAAAGCTTTATATATTTATATCCGTGAAATGACTGATGTAGAAACTCCCGTAATTACTAAAGTTACTAAAATCTTAAAAAAACATTATAAAATTCTTTATAATGAATATATTGAAAAAGGATATATAAAAGTCTAAATCTTTCCATATTTATAATAAAACAATATGGATTCATTAAATCAAATACTTTTTGACGATAAATCCTTCGGAGATTTATTAAAAGAAATTCACGGTAATCAAAAGAAAAAAGCAAAACAACTTGCATCTTTAATAGCGGAATTAAGACCTTTAGTTCAATCTTTAGGTGACGCTACTGTAGTAGTTCCTTTAATTAAGGAATATATGGAAATAAGTGTTAAAAATGACGACCAACTAATAAAAATGGCAGCTATTGTACAACGTTTATCTACAGGTGCTGCTTCAACAGGAGATGGTGGTTTATTAACAGCTGAAGAAATGGATCAATTAATGGATGTAGCTGAAGAAATAGCTAAAACTGTTGAAAAACCAAAAGAAATAGAAGCACCAAAAGAAAATAATGGCAACTAATACTCAATCAAGTTTAAATAGTAATTTAGGAGGTAGCAAAGCTTTTAAAGGAGGTATCATTGTAGCTAAAGTAAAAGAAGTTATAATAGATCCAACAACAGAGCTAGCTAAACAGTATGGGGGTTATGATGCTATTGGAACTGTTTTTTACACTAAAATACAAAATAACCCAAAAACAGGTCATCATGAAAGAAGAGAAGTACCAGCAGTAGATGGTTTTGCAAAACCATTATTTTTCTTTCAAAAACAATACCCATTATTAAATGAAGTAATATTAATAATTACAGCTACTAGTAAGGATGCTATAAAATCTAATAAAGGAGCAATGCAAAATTATTATTTACCTCCTTTAGGTATATGGAATCATCCTCATCATAATATTTTTCCTAATCCAAGAAATTTTGCCCAAAAAGAATATACAAAATTAGGAGAATATAAAAAAGCAGGTATTATTAGAAGATTATCTGAAGATGAAGAAACTGATATTCCTTTAGGAGATTATTTTAATGAAATAGCAAATATAAAATCTTTATTACCTTATGAGGGAGATACTATATTAGAAGGTAGATTTGGTAATTCAATAAGATTTGGTAGTACCTCAAGAAGTGATATTATTCCTGAAGATTTAAAAAATCCATGGTCAAATGGAGCTCGTGGAGAAAATAGTGATCCTATTACTATTATAAGAAATGGACAAAGAGTAGATGCAAATGAAGAAGGATGGGTACATACTTTAGAAGATATAAATTTAGATCCTTCATCTATTTATTTAGCTAGTAATCAAAAAATAGAAAATTTTTTAGTAGCATCAGATGAATTTGGCTCTTTTGGTATTAATGTTACTATACCTAAATCAGACCAAGAAGAAGCAGAAGATGCAATCACAGATCCAGCTGGATTTACTACAGCAGAAGAAGTAGAGATAGAAAATACAGAGACAGAAGATACAACTGAGGATTCAGAATCAACTGGAACATCACAAGAATCAACAGAAACATCTTCAGAAGATGAAATTATAGATTATGATGCTCAGCAAACAGGAAGTTTAGAAGAAAATAAAACAATAACTGAAGAAGAGGCATTTATTGATGAAGAACCAAAAGAAAGATTTTATGCTCCTATTCGTACAGGACAAGAACCAGAAAAAATCCCATCATCATTACCCTCTAATTATAGGTTAGCATCTAAAGAAAATGGTGCTTATGATGGTTATCGTCAAAACCATTGTGGTACTTGTCAATTTTACGAACAAGTTTCACAATATCAAGAAGGAGGTCATTGTAATAAATGGGGGGCATCTATAAGAGGTAAAAAATATAGAGAACATCAAAGATGGATTTGTAATTCTTGGGAAAAGATAAAACCATCTCCACAATTTAAATTATCATCATCACCAGGACCTTCACAATTAGAACAATTAAGTAGTGAAGGATTTGATATGGAATATAATCCCTACCAAACTATGTTAACATTATCAGATGGTGAAAAAAGAGTAATATTTTGGTATGGTAAAAAAATAGGACCTAGAAAACAGGTAATTGCAAAACACTCACAAGGTGATGTATATTTTGGAGGCAAATCATCAGGTACTTTTGAAGAACTTTTAAATGAAGCTAAAATAGCAATAAGTCAAATGGATAGTGAAATATTTAAAGAATCAGTTTTAAATGGAGGAGTAGGTCCAGGTAAATAAATATAATATGGCAATAGAAGAAAAAAAAACAATTAATGATAAATGGAGTAAAGAAACTAAAGAAGGAAAAAATCCTATTCTTACTCCCGTTTTTCCAAAAGATTATCAAGGAAAACAAGTTATTATCAATGCTGATAGGTTAATTTTTAATGCTAGAAAACAATTAAAAGAAGAAGGACAAGAATATGAGGGGGGAGATATACATTTATTTTCTTATAATTTTTTAGGTTTTAGTACTAAAGGAAGCATACATTTTAATACATCAAGTAATGAAGATAAATCTTATATAGTATTAAATTCACCTAATATATTTATAGGAATGGATAATAAAAAAGAATATCCAGTAGAACCAGCAGTATTAGGTAATAAAAATCAAGATTTTCTAGATAAACTATTAAATTTATTAAAATCAATGTTAGATAAATTAAGTAGTGAGTATAGACATATTGGAGATAGAGGAGGATTTACATCACCAGTAGGAGATACTTTTGAAATTATGAGAAAAGATTTTGATGGTGAAGGTAAACCAGTAGTAGATAGTGTAGGTGAGTTAAGACAAATGATAAGAGAAATAAAAAGTCAACACGTATTTATAAAAAGATAACTATGGCATTTAATGTATTATCTAAAATAGAAGAAAAAGTATCAACGGATATTAAAGGGGTTAAAAATTTAATGCCTGGGGGTAAAATACCAGAAGCACCAGCAATAGCAGAATTAAAAGGAACTGTTCCAAATCCTGAAACATTAAAAAGTGTATTTGCCCAAGGTGCTCAAATTCCACAACAATTTCAAGGAGAATTTAAAATTGATGACCCCCTAACTGTTTTAGGTATTCCTCAACCTGATTTTACATTACCTAATTTAGCAGGAGATAAAAAAGTAAAATTTAATGAATCAGAATTAAAAGTAGAACCTCCAATTAATCCTGAGGGACTTACAGAAGAACAAATAAAAGAAGAGGAAGCTAAAAGAGAAAGAAGACAAAAAAGAAATGAAAAGGCAAAAGAAATAAAAGATAAAGTAAAGGGAGAAGCAGCAGGTTTTGCTAATGATTTAGTAGGAAAAGCACAAGGTCAAGCTCAAAATTTAGTATCAGGAGCAGTAGCAGGAGCAACAGCAAATGTAGTAGGACAAGCAACTGAAGCATTAACTAATAGTCCCTTAGGAGGTATAATGGCTCGAGTAGCAGCTTATAAATACTTTAAAGCACAATTAGATAATGCAAAAGAAAAAACGGATAAAATAAAAGAAAAACAAGATCAATTAAAAGAAAAAAATAAGGATGGATTAAAAGGGGGAACAAAAATAATAGAAACTGGAAAAGCATTAGAAGGAATAAAAACAACATTAAAAACAGCGGCAGATTCAGCTAAAGCATCAACAGATACTATGAAACCTACAATGCCTAGTCATCCAGGTCCTGGTAATAAAGCTAATAGTGAAGTAAGTCAAAAAACAAGAGAAGCAAGAGACAAAGCAGAAGGATTTGCTAAAAATTTAAAACAAACATTAAATAATGTAGGTAAGTTTTTAAAAGACATAATAGATGTAGTTAAAAATTTACTTAAAACATTATTAGCCGTTATAGGGATGTTATTAGCAATGGGAGCTTGGATAATGTTTTTAAAAATGCTTTTAGAACTTTTATTTTTATTATTTTTAAAAAAAGATTCTAAAGCAAATTCGGGTCCTGGAGGGGGACAAAATGATTTATCTAATCCTAATAACCAAGCACAAACTCCTGAAGAATTTTTAGCAGGAATAAATTTCCCAGGATTTGGTGATATAGATTATTCTAGTTTAGGACAAAACCCAGTAATAGATAGACCTCTAACTCCTACAAGACCAGGATCAGGAGGACCAAATGGTTCAGGATTTGATTCTTCAATTTCAGGAGTAAATATAAGTTCAGGAATTGATCCTTTTGAACCTATAATGTTAGGTCCTACACAAATAGGAGTACCTTTAACCCCCGAAGATTTATTACCTACTTCTGGAAAAGATTTTAATAATCATCCATTATTAGGAGATCTAAGTGGTATAAATAATCAAATAATAAACGAATTATATGAAGACGGTATATTATCAACGACAGATGAAAAAGCATTAGATGATATAGATCCTACTCAATATTCAGATCAATTAGCTGATTATTATGATAGTATTTTAGAAGATTTTAAAGAAAACGATCAAATCGAATATATAGAACATATTCGTAACGCTGGATTCCAATTAATTGGATATAGACGTTATAGAGCTTAAAAAAATTATATTTATAATAAACAAAACAAATAAACATGAAAGCAAAAACTTTTGAAAACCTAATTAGAAAAGTAGTTAGAGAAGAAATCGATTATGCGTTACGTAGAGAAATTAAATCACTTAAAGAAGACTTACGTGATGAATTAAAACCAACAATCACAGAACATAAAGAAAGGATGGTTGAAGTACCTAATAAAACAATGCCTGAAAATGCAAAAAATTCTTTAAGAGAAAAAATTATGGGTACTCAACCAATAAAAAATCATAATTTTACATCTAATAGTGCATTAAACGATTTATTAAACGAAACAGCAGCAGGTAATACAAATTTAGAATCAGGACACGCTCCAGTAAATATGGCTCAACCATTTGCAACAGGAGCCCCTTTACCTATGGATACAACAGGTATGCCAGAACCAGTAGCAAATGCAGTTACAAGAGATTATAGTAGTTTAATGAAAGCTATATCTAAGAAAAAAGGAAGATAATAAATGGCAAATGTAAGAGAATATATAAGAATTAACCCTATAGATGAACAACAAGATACAGCTATAGGAATAACTATCCCTTTTGATGGTGAAGCAGTCTTTAATTCTTCTTATACTACTAAAGAACAAGTAAAAAGTAACTTATTAAATGTATTACTTACAGAACCAGGTGAAAGATTATTTAAACCTAATTTTGGAGTAGGAATAAGAAATTTATTATTTGAACAAGGAATAGATTTAGAAATTATAGAAAATAAAATAAATAGTCAAGTTAATTTACATATACCTGAAATAATTTTAAATGAAGTATCAGCTACTCAAAATGACCATACTGTAGTTATTAAAATATTTTATCAGCTAACTTTTAGTTCTGAAAATGACTCAATTCAATTAAATCTTAATACATCTAATCCAACAAATACAGGAATATCTACATCTAATACAAGTAATATATCTTCGGGAGGAGGAGCATCTTCGGGAGGAGGAGGATATTAAAATAAAATAATATGGCTTATAATAAAATATCAAATAAAACACAACAAAAAGATATTAATTATCTAAATAAAGATTTTAATTCATTTAGAAATCAATTAATAAATTTTGCACAAACATATTATCCTAATACATTTAATGATTTTAGTGATGGATCTCCTGGTATGATGTTTATGGAAACAGCAGCATATATAGGTGATGTTTTATCTTATTATACAGATACTCAATTACAAGAAACTTTCTTAGACACAGCTCAAGAAAGAACAAACTTATACCATTTAGCTTATACATTAGGGTATAAACCTCAAGTAACATCTGTGTCATCAACTATTTTAGATGTATTTCAATTATTACCTTCAAAAGGAGGTTCAGGTAATAAAACACCTGATTTTAATTATGCCTTAGAATTAGATGTCCCTTCAACTTTTACTACTAATAGGGGAGTTAATTTTAATATATTAAACTCAATAAATTTTAATTATTCTTCATCTTTTGATCCTACAAATATAAGTGTATACTCAGTAGATATTGCTAATGATCCAGAATATTATTTATTAAAAAAATCAACACAAGTTATATCTTCAGAAAGAGTAAGTCAAACATTTGAAATAAACGGATTAGAAAGATTCCTAACATTAAATTTAAGAGACAGCAATATAATTTCTATAGAATCAATAACAGATATAGATGGTAATGAATATACTGAAGTACCTTATTTAGCTCAAAGTACTGTATTTGATGAAGTAGAAAACATACAAGGAAATACCCCTACATTATATGAATATAGAACAGAAACTCCTTATCTTTTAAAATTAAAAAAAGTACCAAGAAGATTTGCAACTAGATTTAATGAAGAAGGAGTTTTAGAAATTTCTTTTGGTGGGGGTTCAGGAGATATAGTAGATGAAGAAGTATTACCTAATCCAGATAATATTGGTTTAGGAAACAGAGATGGGAGAACTAAATTAGATTCTGCTTTTGATCCTTCAAACTTTCTTTATTCTAAAGCTTATGGTCAAGTTCCTTCAAACACAGTACTTACTGTAACTTATTTAAAAGGAGGAGGTTTAAGATCAAATGTAGCTACTAATACAATTACTAATTTATCTTCTTTAACAATAAAAAATAAACCTAATTTAAATCAAAGTTTACTTTCAACAATAAAAGAATCTTTAGCATGTACAAATGAAGAACCAGCATCAGGAGGAACAAATGGGGACTCATTAGAAGACATAAGACAAAATACAATAGCAAATTTTGCAGCACAACAAAGAGTTATAACTAAAGAAGATTATATGGTTAGAACTTTAGCTATGCCTGCTAGATATGGAAGAATATCAAAAGTATATATAAATAAAGACTCAGATTTAAATAACTCTTTAAACTTAAGCACCCAACCAAACGCTTTATCTACAAATTTATATGTACTAGGCTTTAATAGCGCTAAAAAATTAGTAACATGTAATACAGCTACAAAAACAAATTTAGCTACTTATTTAAATGAATTTAAACCATTAACAGATTCAATTAATATAAAAGATGCATTTGTAATTAATTTTAAAGTTGATTTTGAAATAACAACTTTTAAAAATACAAATAATGAAAGAATATTATTAGAATGTATATCTGAATTACAAGATTATTTTAATATAGACAGATGGCAAATTAATCAGCCTATTATTATATCCGAAGTTATTAATGTAATAGCTAATGTAAAAGGAGTCCAATCAGTCCAAAAAATAATAATAGATAATATATCAGGTATAGAATTAGGTTATTCACAATACAAATATGATTTTAAAATAGCTACTAATGAAAATATAATATTTCCTTCAATGGACCCTTGTATTTTTGAATTAAAATATCCTAATAACGACATTAGAGGAAAAATAACACAATACTAATATGGCATATTATTTTATATTCCCTGAAAAAGATACAACATTATACAGTCATCCTGATCGTAAAGATATGAATGCAGGAAAAGACGAAATTCTTGAATTGGTTGAAGAAAAAAAATCAACGGGGGATGTTTATTATCCTTCTAGAATTATAATTAAATTTAATAACACAGAAATAAAAGATGTAATAGAAAAGAAATTTACTGGTACATCAAAAGAAGTAAACACAGAAAATTGTCAAATTAACTTACAATTATTTTCTACTGAACATAAAAATTTAACTGCAGATCATACTATTGAAGCTTATGCTTTAAGTCAATCATGGGATGAAGGAACTGAAAGATATACAGCTACTCCACCTACATCAGCTAATGGTGCAACTTGGCTTTATAGAACATCAAATACAAGTTCTCTTTGGCCCACTTCAAATTTTGGTGATGGAGCAACAGGATCTTTAACAACACAAGCAGGAGGAGGAGTATGGTATACAGGTAGTGCTTTTAAAGGAATACAAGATTTTCAAGCAGCTCCTAATACTTTAGACTTAGATATAGATGTAACTACTATTATACAAAAATATTCAGCAAGTTTTTATCAAGATGAATCTTATCCTTTAGGTCTTATTAATAATGGTTTTTTATTAAAAAAACCAACAATAGTAGAAGAAGATAATTTTGGATTTGGAGAATTAAAATATTTTTCATCAAACACCCATACAATATATCCTCCTAAACTATGTTTCAAATGGGATGATTCATCATATAACCCTACATCAGGAGCTACAACATTAACGGGAGGAGATATATTTTTAGAATTACATAATAATAAAGCTACTTTTCAAAGAAAATCAAAACAACGTTTTAGATTTACAACTAGAAAAAGATACCCAGATAGAACATTTACAACAACTTCAAATTATTTAGACATACAATATTTACCAGCAACAAGTTATTATAGTGTAAGAGACGCAGAAACAGACGAAGTAATAATACCTTTTGACACTGAGTATACTAAATTAAGTGCTGATAGTAATGGTATGTATTTTGATTTATTTATAGAGGGATTACAACCAGAACGTTATTATAAATTAATGTTTAGATCTGATAATAATGAAGGTATTCAAATATTTGATGAAGATTATATTTTTAAAGTTATAAGATAATGAAACTAACAAAACAAGTATTTAATAATATAGAATTAAGTAATACAATAGATCGTTCTTTTAAAGAAGTAAAAAAAGAACCAGATAAAATTAGTATAAGTAAATTTTTTGAACAATATAGAACTTTATTTTTTGACATACCTAATGTAGGAACAGAATCTCACCAAACTTTAATAGATAATAGTACTGAAAAAATAGGAATACCTGGTAGTACTAAAGATGATGAAATTAATAGGTTAAATAATAAAATCATAGAATTAGAAACTGAGTTAGCTAATTTAAGCTTAAATAACGATTTAACTTCTTTAAATCAATCATTAAACGAACAAACTAATCTAACTAATGGCTAAAACTTTAGAAGAAAATATAATATCTAGATTAGATATCCCTAATAAAAATGATCTAACTACAGTAAATGTAGAACGTAAATTTGGTAGGGTAGAAGATTATATAGAAATATTTATATCTAACCTTAGAGGTAATATATTAGAACATATTCCTAATTATACTAATTATAAATCTACAACTTCTTCTCAAGGTTTAACTAGTGATATTAATATAGATCCTTTAACTATTTTAAGAAGTAAAGGATATACTTCAGGAACATATAATTTAAATATTAATATACAAAAAAGAAAAATATTTAACGAAACAGGTTTTCCTTTTACTATTCATGAAATTTCATCTACAAGAACAGAATTAAAATTATCTTGTCTTAAATCTAATAGTGTTTTACAAGCTAATTCTAGAGGATTTATTAATAGTGTTCAAAATTCTCCTTTCTTTAAAGATTTTGTTTTAAGTTTTAGAAATAATAATAATTTTGTTGGTGTTAATATAGATTTAGATACAACAACATCTAATAGATTTTTAGTTTTAATAAAATTATTAAAACCCCTTCCAGATAATTATGAAAAAGGGGACAAATTAAAAATAGCAGAAGATATAGTAGAACCTATAAAAATTACCTATGATTTAGGAGAATTAGAACCTACAGATACTTCAACCCCCTTAAGAGGTCCTAATTTTAATATAGATTTAAGATTAAATGAAACTGTACCAACAGCTTTTAAATCATATAATGAAATATTAACAACAGACACTACATCATCTTATCAACGTCTAATAAGTAGATTAAATAATTATGAAATTCCAGAAATAGATTATGGATATGTAAGACCAGTAAACACAGCTTCATTAGATTTTGAACAAGTAACTCCTTCACATTTTGAAAATTTTGTACATTTTGGTAGTGCAACTGAACGATTAAAAAACTTTGAATATAAATTAAAATTAGTAGAATTATATAATAAACAATTTAATAATATAAATACTATAACAGGAGATACTTCTCAATCAGCTGCTGTTTTACAAGCCACAGCTTCAATTGCTAGTAAAAAGAAAAAACTAATAGAAAGTTTTGATGGTTATGAAAGATTTTTATATTTTACTTCAGGTAGTCCTTACACATGGCCTAAAACTAATAAAGGGGAACCATATCTATTATATCATACAACATCTTCAGAAGCTAAAACTTGGCTAGGTAGTAATAATTCTTATGATACAACAAATTATGGGGGCCAATTGTTATCTGCTTCTGTATTTGATAATCAAAACCCAAACAGATTAATTAAGTTAGTACCTAGTCATATAGGAGATAAAGAAGAAAATGAGCCATACATGTTATTTAATGATATGATGGGCAATATGTTTGATCCTATTTGGGCACATATAAAAGAAATATCAGAAATAAGAAATAATAAACAAAAGTATGGAATTTCTAAAAATTTAGTATACTATGCTTTAAAAAGTTTAGGAATAGAATCATTTGATCAATTTGAAAATGAGGATTTAATAAATTATGTTTTCGGAGCCCCTTACACAACATCAGACACAACAACAGTAATAACAGCCTCCTTAAATACTTCATCTAAAGAAGACATAACAAAAGAAGTTTGGAAACGTTTATATAATAATGCACCTTATCTTTTAAAAACTAAAGGAACTGAAAGAGGTTTAAGAGCATTAATTAATTGTTATGGTATTCCTGATACTATGTTAGATATAAAGGAATATGGTAGTGCAGACCCAAATAGAGATGAATTTAAAACATATAGCTATAGTAAATTTTCAAAAGTATTATCTGGATATTCAGAAAACCATGATGGTTTCTTTCTACAAACAGATTGGAATTCTACTTTAACATCTAATCTATCTGCATCAGCTAAAACAGTTGAATTTAGAATAAAACCAGGAAGATTATTAGATAAAAATGGAGTAGGAGCTAAACAACATCTATTTTCTTTATCAGGTAGTGTTTCAGCTTCAGATTTACATTTATTATTAAGTCCTAATACAAGTACTACAGATGTATACACTGATGGAGATGCTTTTAAATTTGGTCATTTAGAATTACAACAATTTACTTCAAGTATAGCTACATCTTCTTTATTTCCCATATTTAATGGTGATTTTTGGGATATATTTATAGGAACAGATGGTATTTCAGGAAGTGATTCCACAGTAAGATTTGGTGCTTATCAAGCAAACCACTTACAAGAAATAATGCATTACACATCATCAGTTACTTTATCTGAAAGACGAAATGCAGAAGCTTTTGGTAATCCTAACTTCCGTCCTAACTTAGTAACAAACGGAATATTTGATACAGACAGTAATTTTACAAAAGACACAGGATGGACTATATCAGATGGAGTAGCCTCATATAATAATTTAGGTACAGCAGGTGAATTAACACAAACAAGTTTAGAAATAGAAGGAGGAAAACCTTATGAAATTTCATTTGATACTTTTAATGTACATCAAGGAACTATTGCAATAAAATTAGGGGGAGGTGGTTATGATTTTATAAGCTCAGGTTCTATAGGTAGCAACAATCATGTTGCGCCATGTGTCAATACAACGGGAAATACTATAATACACACAATGACTGCAGGTGGGTTAAACCAAACATTAACATTAAGAGCAACAACTTTATTCTCAGGATCAATAGACAATGTAAAAGTAAAACCACTACATCCAGAACACCATAATGGTGCTACAAGAGCATTTTTTGGTGGTATAAGAAATTTTGGAACTCCAGCTACAAGTTCAAATTATACAACAGCAAACACAGGTTCAGC